GAGAAAATTTCCGTGGGCATGACGTGGGCACAGCTATTTTTAGGCTTATTTTCAAAAAAATAAAAATTAGGCATTTTTATGCAAAATGCCTAATTTTTATCATGCGTTTCTATGAATTTTTGTGCAATTCCTTAGAATTTACCTGCCTTAGCAGCTTCTTCAATGTAAGCTTAAAAGTACGGTTCTATGCGATTTGTTTGATGTATTTATAGTAATAATGTAGAAATAGTTTGATTCCTACAGCGTTTATTTTGGGGTTTCGGGTTTGTTTTATCATCAATAATCATTCTATATCTTCATGATAAACTATCCGATATTATCAGTCAATAAAGACTTTACCCTGTGATACCATCAGCAATCGCTTTTGCGATCTGTTTATAACCAACCTTCTTGTAAAGATCATAGTCATCTTTATCATCAACAAAACATACTTCAATTAGAATCGCTTTGTTGATCGTATGATTAAGATAATATAAACCACCTGTTGTTTTGATACCACGGTTTGTAAATCCAAGTTTCTTCATATTACTTAAGATTCTATTACCTGCAGTCTTTTTGATACCTTCTTCTTTTGTACACCAGATTTCTGTACCTGCTATCTTTTTATCTCCTTTTCGGTCGTTTCTGCCACTGTTCAAATGGATTGATACATCGAGTGCTGCTTTTCTTTTGTTACATTTTGCACAGATCTTTTTCAGAACATCGTTTTGACTAGTTCCGTTGCTGACCGTGCAGTTATATGCTTTGTGCCCTTTTTTCTTTAATAACCTTACAACCTCTTTGCAGATTTTTCTATCTTCTCTGCTCTCGTCCAATAAGTCACTTGCTCCACACGCGATCTTGCCACTTGGATTATGCCCGCCATGAATATTGTATATTGCCATGTTAGTTACCTCCTATTTTCTTCTATAATATTTGTTATATCTGTTTCGTGTTCTGGTAGTTCTTCTGTCATGTCTTCTAAAAACTTCTGGATAAAATTCTTTATTCTTGTTGGTACTGGTAATCCGCATAGAGTCATGTTCTTTAAGATGCTGACTGCTTCATATAAAATAAATAACAGGCAGAAAAATTCACAGATTCCTAACTTTTCGATTCCCAGCAACTGTATATATTTTTCAGGAACGAAACTTAACATGTTAATATGCATGATCACATCAATTGACATCAGTAAGCACACAGAGAACAACATTGCTGCTTTTCTGATTGCCCCATCAATTCCTACACATGAATTAAACTTATGCTCTTTGATTGCTCGCAGTGCTCCAAGGATGGAATCTAAAGATACACAGATCAGGAGTGCTCGAAAGAGCATGTTGCTACCTAGTAATAATATAATTTCTTTCATCATTTTGTTTTTCCCTTCTTATCTGGTTTGTTGCATAAAAATAAGACCTATTAGGTCTTGCTCTGATTCTCATATTTGCTTGTCTCCTTTCTCTTGACATTGTTGTAAAAAATTGTTATAATTTTAAAGAAGTTTTTTCATACTCGATGTATAAAACCCCTATACATCGCAAAAGGACGTTCAAAAAACGTCCTTTTTTATTGCGTAAAATTATTAGTTACCCATAGGTATTTTTAGATATTAAAAAAGACGTTCTCTCGAACGCCTTTAAATTTAGATTCTATCTAAATGAAATACTTGACTTATTCACTTCTACACTATCTAAACCATATTCAGGATTATTTACTATATCTCTAATTAATTCTTCAAACCACACTTGTGCATAAGGACTAATATATATTTCATCTATTAATGTATCCACTGAAATGTTAATATTTTTTCCTACCTTACCATCATTTTCGTCATAACATAGTGCTCTGATCTCATTTTCATATTTGTATGCACGATATTTACATGCTTCTTTAACATGTTCCCAGACAAAATCTTCAGGATGATCATAAAAAGGAAGTTCTAAAGTTTTATTTCCGTCAACAAACGAATCCAAATATTTCACTTTATATATCTCAACTCTCGAATCATTAAGTGCTTTTCTCAAATGTCCAACTGTTGTTTTAATTGCTACACCTGTATCCGGATGAGTATATAATTTCCACATTGCATAATTTTCCCCACATTCAAAATTATTCCAACAATTAATGTAAGCTACTCTATTTAATATCTCATCTCTTTCTTTATAAAATTGCTTCTTTTTATCACTCCATAAATTATAAAATCCGTTTGGAACTTCACCCTCATATTTATCTTCAAATTTCTCAGCATTACAGAAAAACAATTCCTTTTTAATTAATATATTCATAAACTTACTGAAATCCATATATCTTATAATTTCAGCCTCATCATCAATACGATATTCTTTTTCTATATTTTCCATTATCTCTTCAGTGTATACATTTCTTGACATATAATTTTCTCCTAAACAATTATTTCTATTTACCATCATCTATATATTTCTTATCTTCAATAAGCATTCATATAATTGCACACCACCCCTTTCATCATTCTTAATTATAAAATCATCAATATTAATGCTGTTAACTATTGTAATCAGTAATCTCCTCTATATAAGTATCATACCCTACATGTGCGGCATATTCTATTTTTTTTCTTATTTTTTATAATTTTTCATGATTCTCTTTTATATTATTTAGAACTATTTCCATTGCTCTTGTATAATTTACATTTTTTTCTATTGATATCTTTTCTGCAGCAATCTTGCATATTGCAATTGCAAAGAGCGACATATCCAAACTGTCACCTCCGCCTATCACTCTTACTTTTTCTTTTGTTTCAAAACATATTACAGATTTCAACATATTCTTCTCCTTTTTCTTGAAATTCTTTTATTTTTGCGTATAATATAATCAAAAAAACAAAAAGGATGTGATTAAAATGAACAACGCACTCGATGATCTTTCCAAAGGTGTCGCAAAAGCTCTTGATACTGTTCCCGAGTTATATCACGATACTCTTCAACCAGCAGCACAAGAAACTGGCAAAGTTATTGCCCGAATACCTCGTGCTATTAACGCAGCATTCTCTGGGCTTGATAGATGGATTTTAAATAAAGAGTATAGCATCGAAGAAACTAAGAAACTTCTTGCTCAAAAACTTGATAATGTCGATCCCGAAAAAATTGTTGAACCAGAACCATATGTTGCTGTTCCTGCAATTCAAGCAATTTCCTATGCAATGAATAGTGATGAATTGCGTAATCTATATGCCAATCTTCTTGCCAAATCTATGATTAAAGATACAAAAGATACTGTTCATCCCTCTTTTGTTGAAATAATCAAGCAGATGTCTCCTATAGATGCACGTATATTTCAATTAATAATGAATGCTGGGTCTCGACCTCTTATTAATCTAAGAGTAAAAAGGGAACATGGTGGTTCATATCCAATTCAATATCACTGCTCATGGATACAAGATTTTTCAATTAAACAATGTGCAACATCGCTTGATAGTTTATTGCGCTTAGGTTTAATTGAAATCCCATTCGACGGATATTACACCGACGAAAAAATATATAATCATGTAAAACAAAATCCTCTATTTAAAAAATTAGAACAATCCCATAAAAATTCTCTACCACCTGGAGAAACACTGGATTATGAAAAGTCTTACATAAAACTTCCTGATCTTTCTTTATTATTCTATGAAGTATGTGTCCTTAATCCTTAATAACTGCAAATCATTTAATTTGGTGCATGATATCATGCACCTTTTTCTGCTATTTTGAAATTATGCTGCTTAACTATATCTTTCCTTAGTGAACTTATACTTGATAAGCCATCCAATTTTCAGCTACTCGTCTAAATTTTTCCCATCCGTTACTACTTAGATGCACACCACCGTCTGTAAAGTAGTCATTCTTTACTGTTGAGCCATCTGGTCTTATAAGCCCTTGTGTATGTGTATACTCTGGAAGAAATGTTGTTAGGTCAAAATATGGGATACGATAATATTCACATATTTTGATTAATTGCTCTCTATTGTCTGCTTGAATACACCACGGAATAAATACACCAATCGGCTGTTTACGACCGTAGTATCTTATCCTTTTTAATATGTAATTCATTGCGGATATATCAGTCGTACAAGTTTCATCCGTAATTTTTCCAACGCCACCCTCCGGCATGTTTCCGATTGTCCCTGTATTTGTTCCCATCATGAAGAAAAATGCAGAATCTCTTGGAAATGTATAATCTGCCGAATCTATCTCTACTTCTGACAAAAATTTGTTAAACTGCCCATTAGCTCGTATCATTTGTGTGCTATTCACTCCATTCTCAGCATCACCCCAAGTAGCTCCATAGGTTCCATATGAACGCACCTTGCAGCCGAATTTCTTTTCGAAATCTCTTCGTTGAGTCGAACTGGCCCAGTTGTCACTATTAGAATCTCCGAACCAATAAATAGTTTTCCCGTATAAGTTATTTTGTAAGTAATCCCGTTGCAAGATGTTTTTAAAATTTTTATTTACAGTGTAATAAAAATTACTTTCATCAATTTCTTCACTTGAATATTCAATATAATCTTCACTAATTTTATCGCCCAAGAAAAACATCGGATTAGGATTGTCTGCTTTATCCGTCCTGTACTGAAAACGAATATAACCATCTGATTCTGGTGTGTACAAGTACCAATGTACTGTTCCGTTTGCAAACAGTTCTAAACTTGGTGTATCTGTGTATTTTTTTTCAGAGTCATACTTAAATATCTTTTCGCTCATATCTTTCCCATCACTGTTTAAGTATTGTGCAACATAAGTATTACTAGCTTTTACTTGTATGTAATCTGATACCTCGGAATTTTTCACATAATGGTTTACATTTGGCGGTGCCTGCATTCCTCCAGATTCAACTTTTGTTAGATCTAACTTATTTATTATTTTGTTCGGTACAATAACCTTATCAAATATCTCAGATGATACATTTGGTGTTGGTGTAGGTACTGGGGTTGTCCCACCACCATTAACAGATATTTCATTTCCTTTTCCGTCGTATAATGTAGCCATTTAGTATACACCTCCTTTTAACAATGTTGTAATTTCATCTCTTGTCATTATTCTCATAACAATATCAAAATTATAAATTGTCCCAACATATCCAGCTGATGTCGTTCCACCAATATATAATTCTCCATTATAAACATCGGAATTAGGTGTGTTAAATCCAGGATGAACAGTTGATGTTTTTAATTCGTCATTCACGTATTCATAAAATACTATATCATTACTGTTTGCATCGTGAGTAATAGCAAAGCACCAATTTGCATAATTATCATTTTGATACTTTGTAGTAGGTATACCATTTTTTAGCCAATAATTTTGTGAATTATTAGCGCCGTTAGTTCCGAATTGAAGAGCGTTCTTTTCACCGGCATTCATTCCAGAAACCACATCGTTTGCTTTAGTCGAATAATTTGCTAACAGTGTCCATGATTTAGCATAACCGTTCGCTGAATCCGAACCAAGCTTAAGTCCTGTTGCTTCATAAAAATCAGCACTACATACTTTATCTGAAACACTATATAACTCTTTTGTATTAACGTTAACACTACATTTAGCTGTTGCACTTCCACTCGTTGCAGTAATAGTTGCAATACCATCATTCACAGCTGTTACAACTCCGTCTTTCACAGTCGCAACATCAGTATTATCAGATTCCCACAATATAGATGATGTAGCCGTATCTGGTGTTAAGGTAGCTGTAATTTTTTGTGTATCTCCAATTCCAGAAAATTTAATAGTTGTATGAGATAACTTAATTCCTGTCGCAGGAATCGTATTAAAGCTATCTTCCAATGCTGTTACAATGTCAGACATGTTTTCCGAATAGACAGCACTTTTGAATAGTGATACGATGTATCTTTTTTGTTCTGTCGTAAGTCCACTTCCGACTCCTTTAAGACCAGAAATTTCTTCGTTCACATTTCCTAAAGATTCCTTTAGTGAACCAATCTGCTGTCTAACTGCTTCTCCCGCACTCTTATATACAGTACCATCAGCACCTGCTCTTACATCTTTTAATTCGGCTGAACTTATATCTGTCGCAATGTCTTCATATGCTATTGTTACAACTGCCATAAAAACATACTGCCCAACGACACTACTTGATCCCGAGTACACAGTTATAACATATTCATCGTTTGTTGACTCTACATTATAACTTGATGGGATGCCTTTACCATTTATTGCTACTCCATCTAATGCTTTAGCAATAACATTAGCATTTATAACTGTAGGTGATTTATCCTTTATGCTTTTCAGTGTTTCATTGTCTTTACTGCTAATTTTAAATGTAAGGTCGCTGGCGCTGTTGTTTCTAATAGTTGCCGAATGTACTGTTACTAATTTTGTTGTATTTACAGCACCTGTTAGTATAGTATCGATTCTTCCATTTATTGTATTGATATTAGAATCTAACTGTTTTTGCATATTTTTGTTTTCTTCGATTACTCCTGCAACAGACTCAGGATGCCCGGTCGCATCTTTATAACATTGCTCAATGCTGTCGTGGATGCTTTGCCTTACATCTCGTCCGAGCTTCTTGTGTAACAGATTATCCAGTAATTCCTGTATTTTCGCCATTATTGCTTACCTCCTGCATCTGAATTGTCTTAACTGTTCCTGTTTTATCACAAAAATAAAGAACTCCATTCTCAACATATAATTTTCCATCTGATTCTTCTGGATAATTATCTGTAGAATGAAATTCTATTGTTTTCCCTACTTGCATTGTTCCCTCATTATTTGATATATAAGGGACGTTTCCATATTTTTCTCCAACTGCCCTATTTCCAATATTTTTTTGAATTTCTTGTACCGTACCTGCTGCACCTTTAGCTTTTTCTGCTGCTTCTTTTGCACTTTTTTCTGCGGCAGCAGATTTGGCCACTGCATCTGTAGATGCTACGGATAGATCCTGTATCATACCTTTTACATTGTTTGTTCCTACAACAGTGTCAGTCAGTGAACTAATTGTTCTTCCTAGTGTAATCTTATTGTTTGCCGGATTCTCTAAATCTAGTTCGTACTTACTTACAAGATAGTATGTGCTCACATCTCCGAATGTGCTCATAATTCCATGTTGCGTAGAAATACATGGAACAAGGTCCCCAAGCCTGATTGCATTAATATCAACATCAATCATATGCAGATCCACCGCTGTAAGTTCAATCGTGATTGCTAAGTTGATGCACTTCTGCAGATATTTATTTGCTTCTTCCAGTAGTTTGTCTGGATCATGCACCTCAGAAAAATCAACCTTATCATAGATCCATCCATATAGATCTACGGCATCCTGGCTATATACATAATCCGTTCCGTTATGACCATTTGCTGTTGTGATTGTCACGTTATCTTTTCCAACTGGAATGATCGCTGTTTTAATGTCTTCTGCCTTAGAGTATTTCTTCAGATCGAGAAGATTTTCTCCGAAACGAATCACCTGATTACTTACATTTCCATACTGCTTTACATAATCAAGATACCGTATGTTTCCATCATGCCGAACACGAAGATACCCTTCGTATTTCCCTAAGAAATTGGAATTAATAAAATCCCAGGTCTTCTCATAATTTGTCGATAAACTTGGGATCGTAACACTTTCAATATCGATCACACCGATTTCAAATCTCTTTGCTTCCTCTACCTGTGAATTATGTTCGTGAATTAATCTTTTAAAAATCTCTATATTGGTATCTGCTGTCCCAGCTTCTGTTGTTTCGGTTCCGTAATTATGCGGTCGCTGAATTGAATCTAACAAAAAAGACAGCTCTCCTTCACAAGAGATCTGCCCTGTGTTTTGAAAATCTTTTTCATCCGTTAAACTTCTTCCGGAAAATAACAGCTCATCATCTTCATAAACATCGATTCGAGATTTTAACTTATTGATATCGTTAACGTGAGGATGCGTTTGTAACATCCCAAAATCAAGATTTCCTGTTTTATTTAGCTCTAATGATATCTTAGGGCTAAGCACCATATAATCCGGATCGCGGACATCGTGCAGTGTTTTCCCGTCACATAGTATCTTATACATCTACAAACTACCTCCCCGATAATCAACAGAAACTGTCCCATTTCCTGTAAACGTTAAAAGGTTATCCCCTTCTGATAACCAGATATCGAACACTTTACTTTTGCCCTTTGGAAGATCATAAGTGGCCCCGTTATATGTAACCTGCATCGGTGTATCACATTCGATCACAGGGATCACTCTCTTTCTTCTTCCATAAATATTTAGCTCGTATTTTCCAGAAACTTTGATGTTTCCATATTCACGGATGATATCAGTTTCAAAATTAAAATCATCCCATAACCAATCTTCCAGAGACGAAGCAACTTCATACTTATATGGATCAACTTCTCCGGACATTACAAGCTTTCCATTTATACGATCTGTCTTTTCGACATCAATCGTAAGTCGGCCAATGTAATAAAAAGATGGATCAGTATCGAGTATGATCTTCATTTTCTTACCAACCAGGTAATTTGCAATGTCCGATACAATAGATCCCCATTCAAAAAAGTCTTCGTCCGGAGTTTCAAATTCTAAGGAAAGACTACGATTCTTGTACTTCACATCTCCGCCAGTAACCGCTTCAGTGATATCCAGTGTCCCATCTGCTCCTTGAATATCCAGTTCATATGTTTTTGGTTCCGGAAAACCAAGAGTGATCGCAGTCCACCCAAGATTCCAATCCTTTAAGGTATGTTTTTCTCCGATCGTGACTCCTAATGTTCCTGGCATACTATACACCTCCTCTTGATTTTCGTGTTGCTCTTGTACTTAATTCTGTGTCCATGTAAGGAGCGATTACTCTTGTAATCTCTCGACCATCTACAATCACAGGCACCTCAATTCGTTCTGGTCCAGTATAGACTACTGATTCTGATCCATTAGCTGAATCCGTTTGCACAACTGGCTGCATCCTTGTTGTGATCGTCTGCATCTGCAGGTTGATCGCATCCTGCATCCTTGACTGAATATCTTGAACGTTCAACTTCGCTTTTGCAAATTTCTGTGCCATGTTCTGAGAAATCGTTCCCATTTGTTTATACAGATTTGGAGCTTCTTTTTCATGCCCTTTGATCGCACCTTTAATGTCATATGAACCAATCTTGGAAAATTCCCTTGATGGTGACTTGATTTTAAGTGTATCTTTTGCAGTTTTGATGATTCCTTTACAAATCTTTTTCATTGACTTGTTTAGGTTTCTAGTCTCGCTTTCCATGCCAGATGTCAATCCTTTTGCAATATTGACCCCAGCCTGTTCCATTTCCTTTTGCAAGGCTCTTGTTACGTCATTCATTTCCTTTTCGTAATTTGCCTGCAATTTAGCTAGATCATCAGAATAGAAATTTTCTGAAAATGACTTGGACATACTTTGCTGCTTATTCCACTTTTCGACATAAGCGTTTTGCTCTACCTCAGACATGTTCTGGAACCATGCCATATAGGCGTTCGCCTGATCCATATCCATTCCAAGAATCTTATCCATCATAGATTCAGGAATCCTGTTTTCTAGAGCTTTCAGGTTCTTTTGATATTTCTCAATATCCATGATGTTCTGATCAAGATCGTAAACATTTCCCCATGACTGCTGTTTGTCCGTCAGGCTGTCCATCTTGCTCTTAATATTGTTATAAGCAGTTTGATATTCATCAGATAAGTCTTGAAGTTTTTCCTGGGCAATCTTATTTAAGCGATTTGCTTCTTTTTCAAAAGCATCATTATAAGCCGCTGCCGTCTTTTCTCCTGCGATCTTTAATTTCTTTTCTTCTGCATTATTCTTAGCTTTAAGATTCTTAAGTTGCTTTTTAAGTTTTGCCTTTGCTTTCTTATTTTTTTTCTTACTTCCTAGCTTATCAATCTTGTCTTGAAGTTTTTGTTCTTCTTTATCATGCTTTGAAGCCACTTTGCTTGTCTGCTCATCAATGATCTCCTGCACTGTCTCAGATGATCGTGATTTTGCTGTATTTAACGCTTCAGATATTCCTGATACTAGGTTATTTCCAATGTCAGAATAATTACCTTTCTTTGACGCACTTTTAGCTGCAGATAATGCTTCATCAACAGATAGTTTCATCTCTGCATTAAGTTCTTTCTGCCCTTCCTTAACACCTCGTACAACACCTGCAGGGATATTCTTTCCAATCGCATCTTTATATACCTTTGATGGAGAATGGATATCTAAAGCTTTCGCTGTTGCAACTACGGATGCATTTGCCATTTCTCCAGAAGCATCTTCTACGTCGCTTGTGTATTTTCTGATACCAGAAGCCATTCCTAACGGCATCCATTTTCCTATGTCACTTTCCATGACACGGGATGGTGAATGAATTTTACCTTCTGCTTTTGCGGCTGCAACTGCTGCTCTTACTGCTTCTCTTGCGGCTGATGATACAGCACCAGAGTTTGATCTGATACCAGATGCAATTCCTGCAGATAAATTGCTACCAACGGACACGAAGGATGATTTTTGACTACTTGCTCCGGAAGAACCTGCTTTGGCTACTTTTGAACCGGCACTTTTTGCAGCTCCAGATTTTGATGCAATTCCTTTTGCAAAATCATTTCCAAGCTTCGCTCCTGCTTTCTTCGCTGATCCATCACTTGATGAAAGTGCTTTCGCAGTTGTGCTTTTCAGCGTTTTTACACTTGTTTTTGTTTTCGAAGATGCTTTTTGTGCTTCTTTCGAATAAGATTCAAATGTCTTTTTCCCACTTTTTGAGTTATCAGTCGGAGTTATCTTAGAGTTCTTCTCTGTATCTGCTTTGCTCTTTTTAACAGTATTTGCATTCTTTTTAGCTGCATTTCCTACAACATTAAATGATTTTGCGGCGCCAGAATTATTAGCAGTCTTTAACGTTGTATTGTTTTCTATATTTTTCTTTGACTTACTTGTATCCTTTTCTGCTTTATCAAAATCCTTTTTGACTCCATCTGTCAATTGTTTTACTGCAGCTTGAACAGATATTTGTCCTTGCGCAACTCTGGTTGCTAATTCTGTTGGAACTTTTGATCCTTCAATTCCTGCCTTATCTATCATATCCTGAAAAGATACCAAATTACTCAGTGCCTTAACTGCTTCTTCAGGTTTCATACTTCCAGATGTGATACCATTTGCCAAATAATCAGGTACTTCAATTCCACCTTGCAATGCCTTAGCTTTTAATCCTTCAAATGTAACCAGATTCTCAACAGCTTTTATAGAGGTTGGAACAGCATACTGTCCGGAACTAATTCCCTGTGCAATACTGTCCGGAACTTCTTTTCCTTTATCTTTTACTTGCTGAATTAAATCTTCCCAGTTAATTGCATTTCCAAGCTGTGTTGCTGCGGTTTTAAATGAAACAGATCCATCAGAAATACCTTGTGCCAAATACTGTGGGATCTTCATTCCCTGTTCCTGCATCTTGGCCAACTGATCGGAATTAACCAGATCATCTAATTTGATCAAGCTCTTTAATTCTTTTCCGGAAGTTGGATTTGCATAAACACCCTGTTTAATTCCCTCTCCAACAGACTTCGGAATATCACTTGCTTTAATCTTTGCTTCTTTCGCTAGATTATCCAGAGATTTTAGATAAGCTGTATAATTCTCTTGAGCTGTATACTTTTCAGTATATGTATCAAGTTCTTGCTGTGCATTATTCAGATTTTTACTACTTTTACTAACTGCACCATCTGCACTTTCCAACGCTTTCTGGTATGCTATTAAATCTTGTCCTAATTTCTCTAATTCCTTATCTCCACTCCCAATACCGACTTTGCTTTTTCGCTCATCAAATTTCTTTTGGGTATCATTCACTCTCTTCTGCGCCGCATCCCTTTTATTCAATGCTTTTTCATAGGCGACTTCTGCCTCAGCTTCTTTCGATGCCGCACTTTCCATACCATTCTGGTAAGCTTTCGCCATTGCTTGTTCTTTTAGAGCTTCGATATTTTTCTTAATTGCAGCCGTAGATTTATTAAGTTTATCTGCCTCTTTATCGTATTCAAGGTTCAATCCAGGAAGCAAATCATTTAATTGTTTTACTACGCTTATTATCTGCGCTTTCGTGCCTGCTGTTTTATTCTCTACTTTCATCAATCTTGTTAATTGTCTGTAGAGATTATCAACCTGAACACCATTCGCTCTTGTAGAATCGACATTTTTCTGATTTTCAATATGTAGATTCTTAATGGATGTTGCCATCTCTTTTTGCTTTTTTTCTAGATTTTCGCAAGAAATTGCAAAATTTTCTGCTTCTGTTTTAGCTCGTTTTTGAGTTAATGCATATGCAGTTACACCTGCTGCCAACGCTCCAACTGCCACTATTCCCAAACCAATCGGTCCGCCTAGAGCTGTGCATGTAGCATTAAATGCTCCTGTTGCTGCTGTTGCAAGAGATATTTTTCCTGTAAAAATTCCAACAACAGTTTGCAACGCGGTTAATCCGCCTTGTTGAGCTACAAGAGTAATTGCATTCGCTTTTTCTAGCGTATTTAAAGCACTTAAGGCAGTTGAAAATGTCGTTACTGCGTCTGATGCAGTTTTGAATGCTTTATATCCAGCTATCGCACCAACAAAAGAGGTTGCAAGTGGAAGGGCAATCTCTAAATTATTGCCTAACACCTTTGTTGCTGTCGAAAGTACCGTAACGCCGCCTTTTCCTGCAACCATAGCCACTTTTCCAAGATTTTCAACCGTATTTATCGCTTCCTTCGGAACAATCTCTTTTATTCCACCTTTTTTCAATTTGTTAGATAAAATCCTTAACTGTGCTGTTCCAACACCGACAGCCTTTGTTAGCGGCGTTTTGATATCTTCATAAATGCCGATTCCAACAGACTCTGCTGCTGATCCGAGGTCATACAATGCTCCTTGCAGATTGTTGTTCATAACATCGGCCTGTTTCTTAGCCGCACCAGAAGAATTATCAATCGCCTTTTGGAGTTTATTAAAATCAGAATCAGATGCATTAACGATTGCCAACAGACCTGACATTGCTTCCTGTCCTGCGATACTTGAAGCATAAGAAGCTTTCTGACTTTCTGTTAATCCAGAAAATTTTTCTCTCAATTCTGCCATCGTTTCACGAAGTGGCTTCATGGATCCATCAGCTTTTGTTGTGCTGATACCAAGCGCATTTAATGCTGTAGCTGCATCTTTCGGAGGTTTGACAAGTCGCGTAATGATAGATCTCAAAGATGTACCTGCTTGGCTTCCTTTGATGCCTGCATTTGCCATCAACCCAATTGCTGTAGCTGTATCTTCGATACTATATTTCATGGATCCGGCCAATGGTGCAACATACTTAAAGGTTTCTCCCATCATTGCAACATTGGTGTTAGAACTACTCGATGCTTTAGCCAATACGTCTGCAAAATGTCCGGAGTCCTTTGCCTTCAATCCAAAGGCAGTCATGGAGTCTGTCACAATGTCGGATACTGTTCCAAGGTCTTCTCCGGAAGCTGCAGCTAAATTCATAACACCAGACAATCCAGAAACCATCTGATTTGTTTTCCATCCGGCCATAGCCATATATTTAAGCGCTGTGGCTGACTCTGTAGCAGAGAACTTCGTTGTAGCTCCCATTTGCTTTGCTTTTGCAGATAGCTTTTCCAGATCTTTTCCAGATGCTCCGGAGATTGCCTGGACCTCACTCATTCCTGCTTCAAAGGACTTACCTACATCGATCGTCTTTTTTGTGGCTGCCACAGATGCAACTCCAATTACTGCTGCAGATTTTTTTATTAGTCCGGCCATCTTTGATGTTGCGCTCTCTGTACTTGCTACTGTACTCTGATTAGATTCTTCCCAAGACTTTTTTGCACCATCTGCACTTTCTTTTGCAGTATCCTTTACCTTTTTATGAGACTGCTGCATCTTCGTAGATGCGGATTCTGTTCCTTTTGCTGCAGTATCAGCTCCTTGCTTTGCTGCCTGTGCTGCTTTCGATGCTGAATCCTTTGCGCTCTTTTCTACTTGTTTTCCAGTTTTCTCTGCTGACTTAGCAACTTTTTCTACACTCTTTTGCGCCTGATCAGAAGCTTTATCTATCTCCTGTGCTGTACTCTTAGAAGAAGATTCAACCTCTTTCTTAAGATCATTTAATCCTTTTTCTACACCGGAATTATCCAGTTTGGTTTCTATTGTAACTGTACCATCTGCCATGTTTTCACCTCATCAAATAACTAAAAATTTAAAGTTTCTAAGCTATTTGACGTCCTGGGTGCTCAACCTGCAGATCCAAGCTCTCGCCTGTTCACTTCTTCTGACTACTTTCTCGGATTAGTCACATTCCGTTATAGTTTTACGCCTTCTCGGGCAATTTGGGTATAATAAAAGCACCTAGGTTATCCTAGATGCTCCTTTTAATTATTTAATTTTATAAATTTAACAATTGCTTTTTCTTCGCATTAAATTCTTCCTCTGTTAATATTCCTTCTTTCTTTAAATCTGCTAATTTTCTTATCTCATCTGCAATCGATGTAACTTTTACTGGTTCTGGGGAAATTTTTGAAATCTTCGGATATTTTTTGAGCTCCATTGACAGCTCATCCATAATAGTCTTTAAATTCTTATTATTCTTTCCCATGTCAACAACGCTTCCGAATACTCCTGTTTTAGATGCAGACGTCACTTCTACAATACTTTCTCCATCTTCTGCTGCTTTAACCGTTACTGTCACATTTTCTCCCCACGAAAATGCACTGATACCAGCTTTTAAATAAACCGTTTTTAGTAATTCATCTACAGAATCTACTTTCATCCCATATATATACTGAGATGATTTTTTTAGTGCTTCAAAAACATCTTCTACACTGTAAGGGATCTTCACTGATGAATTATGATCTGCTACTCCCATATCTTTTTCCTCCCGAATATTTTTCTTTAATTATACAATATTAAGAAAATACTCGCAACAAAAGAACGCCTGTCTCCAGACGCTCTTATTATCAACTATTTCATTTCTGCTTTTGCAGCTTTTAATCCCTGCATATATCCAAAGCGAAATCCGTTACATATCAGATCATACATATCCCGACTTGCGTTTTTGATATCTGTTATATTCTCTGCACATAAATCATATCGAATATTTATAACACCAACGGATGTTTCGATTAACTTCATCGTATTCTTTACTCTTGCCATAACTAAGCCACCTCCTGATAAACAACTTTACATTTGTTGATCTTACCATTCGATAGCTTGTATTCGATCATCGTAGGATAGCCATTATCTTCTAGCCACTCCTTTACTTTTTGGAACACGCTATCTTGATACTGAATTGTAACACCATCATGGCCATTTCTGCTGTATGCTGTTTTTACAATTTCATTTTCGATTATATCTAATTTTTGAATGATACCACTAACGGCTTTATCATGAGGTTTGCCACTGTTTGACATAATTCCTAACTCTTTAGCAATTCTCGTGCAATCCCATAAAACAGGAATTTCTGAAATCAAAGGTATATTGATTGGATATCCATTATCAGAATAAATCCGCACAACTTCTGCCGCTATGTACTTAGAGTCTACGCCTGCATCATGCAATGCGCTTTTTATATTTTTTACCATTTGATTTACAGATGGTAACTTTTCTCTTTTATTAGAACTTTCTTTCTGAGTGAGTCCATACTGAATCACATCTTCCATATCGTGGAATCGGTTGATGTATTTTGCTGTAAACTCTGTGCCTTTGATTCCTGTTAACTTGTGAGCAATGAACTCGCAGCCTTTCTTTGTAATATCAAAACAAGGACGAATTTCTCCTTTCCCATCCCTATATGTACTTGCTCTGAAAAATTCAACGGGCTCAATTTTGAGCTGGTTGAGTTCCTCGTTGTATTTTGTAATATCTCTCAACAAATTCTTATGCTGTTTTTCTACCATATCTGCGACTTCTAAACTACTAATTGTCTGTTCTGTCATTTTTAAATTATTCATTTTGTTGCCTTTCTTCCATAAATTGGATATTGATTTTTACACCAAAATGAAGTATCATAACAAGGATGATACCTTTTTGGTGTTATCCCTTGGGAATAGCTTGTACCGGCCAAAGTATTCAGCTGTTCCCTTTTTTTGTTTCTAAAGTTCCTCATTTAATTTGCGTATCCCTTCACGTATCGCCGCTGATTCGCTAGTTCCATACTTACGACAATATGCTATAAGTATGCTATCTGTTTCCTCGTCAATTCGACACTGGATTTTTCTACTTTTAGGATTCCTCGTAGGACGTCCTCTTCTTTCGTGCGTATACTCTTCAACTTTCATGATTTGCACTCTCCTTTCTTATGTACTACAAAAATAATATCATAGTGTACTACATAAGTCAATTCCTATTTTTTATTTTGTACTACAATTTTATTGTTTGTAAATTTTCTTTGCAAAATCTATCATTATTCAAAAAATAAATTCCTTTTACTTGACTCTAACACATCCTGTTTTTTTGTCAAATTTCTTACTCTTTTTTGACATTTTCCATTTGTGCAAATCTCATAATCTTTTTTAAGTTTAATTCCTATTTTTGCATCACCTTTGTGATGCATTTTTCTTCTCAAAATTCTCGATTTACGCATATTTTTTATGCACATTGCAAGAATTTGACTTTTTTTACAATATTCCTGACAGATCACCGCCATTTAGCAGTATCTGTGTTATCTCATCCTGTCTCTTCTTCTCTTCTTTACTTATATCATCCGGAAGTGCATAGATCTTTTGCATTTCTCGTATCCTTTTTCTCTGTTCTTTGTCAAAATTCTTTAACTCTGCTCCACGATATCCGATGATCTCACAGATTTTACAATCATCATGCAAGGCACTGAATAATGACATAAACTTCCACCAATGCAAAAAATCAACCTCGAACAGATCAATCTTATAATCCTGCATAAACCCTGCATTGATATAATCAAAATCATATTCAAAGCTGATCACTTTTTTCTTTGTTTTCGCCTTTGTTTGTTCGTCTTCCTTACCACAGGAATAAAACCACAGCATCTTTTCCATTGCTTCTTCCAGATCATCAGGAATATTATCTTCGTAAAAAAGTTTTAGTGCATCATAATATTTTGCATTTGCGATCGCATCTTTTTCTTCAATATCGATTTCTTTCATCATTTCTTCTGCAAACTTCTTTTGATCATCTGTAACTTCTTTTCCAAAGATAATCTCTTCCACATTCATAATTGTTCTGAAATCAGCATCGATCTTATATGTTTCACTCCCGATATCTACTGACACCGGGAGTTCTCTTCTGATCATTCAGCTCCAATCATCTTGTGCAGATCGTTGACTCTCTTTGTATGACCAGCTAACTGTGAATCTCTGATAGAATAAAGCTTCTTAATTGCTTTCGTTCTTTCTGTCAGATCATGTTTTGATGTAAAGATTTCATCAGCTGTGCCATTTCCAAATACCTCGTCAAAAAACTCACTAATGATTTCTGACTCATACGCCACGCCCTCTGCCTTAATTTTTCCATCTTCTGCATTCTTCTCCTCGTACTCACCAAGTTTCTTCCACATTTCCTTTCCTGCATCACTAAATTTTTTCATCATGTCCGCATCCAGGAAATTAAATGCGAGCTTCTTTCCATTCCAAATAAACATATATCTTACTCCTTAATTCCAATTTCAAGCTTCGCTTTCGTTTACTCCGTTGCTGAATCCGGTGTAAATGTCTTTGTCTTTGTATCAAATTTACCCATAACAGGATCTCCTTTGTCGTGAAGTGTTCCCTCAACCTGTAATTCTCCGTCATTATCAGAGAAACTTGAAATTTCAGCAGCTACAGTAAACATACGTGCTTTGAATACTGTCCCAGTGGTATCTCCCTCTGCTTTTTCATCCAGATCAACGCGAACAAATTCACGTTCTGCATCTGCTCCTGTTTTTCTCTCTTTACCAATACTGACCAGATCTTTAATGACCTTTTCACTTGGAATCTGATCGGCTGTAAATCCGTGTTCACCTTCATAACTTGTAATAGAAGATGTAGATGATTTATCATTGATGTATTTTTTACTTGTTGTCTGTGCTCCAGGATCTTCATTTAACTCTGTGAAACCTGTTCCCATAAGTTCAAAGTTCTCTCCTACTTTTAAGTAAGAAGCTTCCTGGTAACGCTGTTTTACTGTCTTACTTGCTGTTTCTGACATGTTATATTCCTCCTAATTTTTGATAATAAATTAATTGGCACTGAATCTGGTACTGTGCTTTTGTTGCATCTGCGTTATACACATAACCATTTGTCAGTGCCTGTATTTTAATTGCTCTTTTTCCTTTATCCATCTCTGGAAGTTCTTGATTGATCGTGCATCGTTCTAACCAATCTGAAAAATCTTCATAAAACTCCGCTATGTCAATATTTTCTGCCACATCCGCACCGAAGTATTCACGGCTTGCCAGAACAAAATTAAAACGACGTTCTGTGTCGCCGTTAATATATCGCTTTTTAATTGGCTGTGATGTTACCGATGCTTCGATCGCATAACTTTTTGTATCTTCCGGAAGATGTTCCACACCAACCAGATCATCAAATGTAGACAATCCTGGATAGTCCTGGATAAATGCTCTCACACTTGCAATCACACTCATTCTGTTTTCCCTCCAATAAATTTCGCAACAGATCCTGTAATCTGATCGCCATTATCCGCCCAACACCTCTTGTCCCATTCTTTGCCACGGAGTCCACTACCTTTGTTCTCCCAGTATTGTTTCTGTGCATATGGTTGCACATAAACAATAGAATCTTGATTTTCTATAGCTGTATCAATCAAAACTCCATTTAATCTTGGAACGTAAGGCTCCATATTTTTTTTAAGTTCTCCAACAAAAAATCTTTGTGCCGGCCCATTTTTCTCCAATCCTTTCAACTTAAGAATCTGTTCTGGAGTAAAATCCACGTTTACTCGTGTTGCCATCCCTATGCACCTCCGATTCTCCAATGTGGTAAACTTCCTCTTCGATTATCTGAAAATGATAATACCTTTCCTGTGTACTGCTGCTTTAAAAATTCCGATTCTTTCTCAAAATCTTCTAACAACCCTTTTCCAAATAGATCTCCATTGTTGATCGTCCAATAATGAACTGCTTCTTCATCGGATAATTTCTTATACAGATCTGCATCAATGTATTGTTTTCCTTGCGTATCCGCTAATAACGGGATGCGAATCTGATACAGATCAGCAGATTTAAGTCCCTGATCAGAAACGTTTGTTACCTGTTTTGTGTAAAAATTAACACCTCTGATCTGAGTCTTTAAGTAAATAGTCCGTGCTGTCTTTTTATTTACACCACGTTTGTTATAGATCGTCAGATCTGCATTTGTCATCATATGGACCACACCCCCTGTACAAGAGTCCTGTATGTGCAAGGTAAGGATATGCTGCTTTCTTACAACGATACTCTACTGTTCCTGTTGCTTTGCTCTGACTCGTCACAAAGCTGACACTGTATCCATCGTTGTTCTCACTTGCAATCTCCCTTCCTGCATCATCTTTTCTCATTCTGTCCTGATACATTACATCTGCCACTGCACATGTGGCCAAGCTTACTTCTTCTGGAATCTCTGTCATATCATCGACTCTGGAAAATGTAAGAAACTTCACAAAGATACTCGCCTTTAAGACCATACCAGGGAAAGCTTTCTCCGGTATGATCTCGCCATGAAATGTATTTTCATAAAAATCCCTGCCTGCATATTCCACCATACCGGATCACCGCCTACCCTCTGGAAATGATTCTTGCGATTGGAATTGCTTTGTGATCGATCACTTTCTTATCGGAATTTGTTTTTCCGTTATCAACCAGTGTCCAGTTAGATCCATCAGCAAGTTCTGTATCTGTTGGGGATTTTGCAACCATAGATTTTCTAGTAAATGAAATGCCGTATGGTGCAAATACTTTTCTCTGTCTCATATACAGAGTATCTTCTCCACCATGTGTTTTTGGGTCACGATACATTTCATATGGTACTTTGGCACCAATGTCTTCATAATCAAAAGCTCCATCACCTAATACATAAGTTGTATATTTTGTGTAAGCTTCCTGTGCTGCAACATAACCAGACTCTCCTTTTGTTCCACTTTCTTCTACTGCAGCAACTTCTTCTGTTGGCATAGAATCATCGATCAGAACTAAGCGGCCATTCCATGTTGCAAGAGTTAAGTCTCTTTCAACTCCATTTGCATCTGTCTGTGTCATATATTTTAACAGTTTCAGATTTTCAAGATTCGTTGCCACCGCGCTGTGCATGATCGCGATCGTAAACTTAGACTTATTGTCTCCTGCTGCCTTCTGTAAAGCTGTATTTAATGTATCAGCCTGGACAACATTCTTTACATTTCCATCTTTGTCGGTTGCTGTTACTGCTGTGATATCAGATGTATGTGTATCAACAAAGACTTTGTTTTCTTTTCCGGTCATTGCAAAGACACCTTCCAGGATCTTTACTAATGTTGTCTGATCCAGATCAGCTTTGTAATCGTTAACCTGTGCTGCAACATTGTCCATAAAGCTTACGCCACCTGTGACATCTTCTGAAAAGTCTCGTTCTGTCCACCCTTTCATACGACCAACTACAACGACACCTCTCTCAAATGTATCTGTGCTTTCAGACTTAAGATCTGTCTCACCATCATAGTTCTGTGCTGCTCCACCGATCAGACCATGCATTGGCAATACTGCATATACTGTTCCTGTCTGTGAACTGAACGTGTTTTTGATATCCTGATTACCTTTTAAGGCTCTGGACTTGATCAGCTCGTTCCTTTTTAAATTTGGAATCCTCTCTGTGTAGGCACCGAATGCCTGAGGATTGAATGATTTAGAATCAAATTTTTCTCCTGCCATTTCTTACTCCTTTATTTAAATCTCTGCTCCGGGATTCTGTTCCATGTAGTCACAGAGTTCCGAATATGTCATTTCACTTGGTTTCTTTCCACCAATACCGCCGGAACCACCATTTGTTCCTTTAACGATCGTTGGTGCAGGTTCATCGTTTTCAAACAAAAAGCCGTTTTCTTCCTTGATCTGTGACAGCTGTTCGTCTAAACCAATGATCTTTCCATCGTTTAGTTTCAGTCCGTCCATATCAAGTAACGCTTTGACCGCTTTGCTGTTTCTAGCTTTCGCTCCTGTCAATGCTGCAGATAACGCATAATCAAATTTCATTTCTGAGATCTGTGCATCTGCATCACTCTTTGCTTTCTCAGCTTTCGTTTTCCAGTCATCTGCTGCCTGCTTGATGCCGTCAATGTCCATGTCTTTGAACTTCTGAATCTCTGCATTTGCATCATTTACCTGAGTTTCAAGACTTTCTGCTCTTAGCTTATAGCTGTCTCGCGCCTGAGTGATCTTCTCTGCTTTCTTCTGTTCTGCTGCGATATCCTTTCCGTTCTCAGCCATGATCTTATCGATCACTTCCTGGGAAAGATTTAAACCTTTTAAAAAATCTGTTTTCATGTTACTGCGCTCCTTTCGTATTAGGTTGTTTTAGGCGTGTAACCGACCGCCACGAACCGACTGTTTAAGGTCTGATCAGCTGACCAATGTTATTTCTTTGCATAAAAATAACACCCAGATCTCTCTGCGTGTCCTCTGCAGCTTAACCCTGCTGCGGGGAGATATTGGGATCACCGTCCTTTCTATTCTGTTGACTTCATGTTTCGCTGCTCCTTTCTTAAAATTTCGTATAAAAATACCACCTGACGTCGATCAGATGGTACATATTTATAAACCTGGTGTTATATCCTTGATTCCTTTTACGGCATTATATACTTTCTTCATCATTGAATTTTCCTGCAGATACTCAAGACCCTTTAACGTAATTCTGACATCGCTTGCATTAATCCTTGTTGCTCCTGTGATATCACGTTTTATACTTACACCCTTGATATATCCGACATCAACCATCATCTCTATATATCGTGCCCAACGTTCTTCAGAAACTCCTAATGCTTCTGATCCAACATCGTTGATATCAAATTCTGGATAATCCATTGCTTTTTCCAATGCTGATAAGATTTTATATACTGCTTTAAAGTTATCCATTGTTCTCACCCTTTGCTTTTTCTACTTTATCTTTTATCAACTGATACCACCCATTATTTTCGTTATCAAAATATGGGCAATTATAATCTTTTGCTTTTAAATGTTTGCTTGGTATCTTACCATACACTTTACATAAAGTTTCGTAACCTTTTTCATCAAAATCTGCTTTTCTGCATGCATGGCATATTGGTATAGGACTTGTCACTTTTGCCATTCCAGGAAAGTCATCAAAACTCGGACCTATTTCCATTTCTTGTTTCACACCATTTTCATCATAATAATATCCTATTCCACTCATAAAACAGCCTCCGCTTTGATATAGTATCTGTCCTTTTCTTTATTTACACTTTTTATTTTATACTGAAAGCCTCGTTTAAACAACACTTCTTCTTGATTTTTGTATTTTTCAGTTGCGACATCTTTTATATATAAACAGCCTTTATACCCTTTAGGGATCTCAATTTCAAGATGAACATTTCTCCCCTGATACATTATGTCATGAAAAGATGTAGATGTATAACCTTTATTCGTTAAGGTCATTCCATTCATTCTTTTTATATCCTCTTCGGAATATTGAAAACCTTTTGGAAATGCATTTAAATATTCTGGAATCGTATCACGATGAACTACCATTTTATGTTCTGCAGTACCTTTACTTAATGCAGAATCCAACAGATCCATAAATCCTTTTTCCTGATCAATTCTTTGCTGTTTTCCAGAATATATTGCACTGTTCACTCGGTTCGCTGCATTACCAGTATATCGCCAGATTGCCTTCTTTTCTTCTTCTGCCAGTTTTTCTAACTGTTTAGACATTTGATTCTTAAAGGTATTCTTTCGATCTTGCCATACCGCCTTCTGTGCTACACTTCGGTTGAATCCAACGATATCTCCTGCTTTGTTCTTTACTGCATGGATCTGAACTCTGGCAGACTCATATCGCCTTCCTGTTTCTTTGCAGAAAGCTTTTAATGCTGCTTCCTGTTTCTTTAATCTCACAGATTCTTCATTAAACCGATTCTGTAAAGTATTTTTTAAGGTATCATCTTTCGCTTCATTGACCGCTGAACTATATCCAGCAAGTTTCCTCTTTGTCTCTCTGATCTGTCGTTCATGACCTCTCTGCATCTGACCCGCTTCATACTCTGTAAATTGCTTTCCATTGTATTCAACATTCTTTGCAGAATAATCATCTAACATCTCTTGCGTATATGCTGGCGTCGATATTCCTGGGAAGAACGCATGGAAGTTATGGCGGCAATTCCAACCACATAAACCTGGTCCTGTTCCATATCCTGTTGCTTCATAAAAGTTTTCATATTTTGGATCAGTCCCAGATAAACAAAAGACCTTCCCTTGCCATACGGCATGTTCCTGTCTTGCTCCTTCATGTGCAGTTGTTTCAACATAATCACAGTTCTGATCTTTTGCGTATTGCAAGTTCATTTCTGCTGCAGTCTGGTTTACTCCGGTAAGTACAGCTCTTCTTACCGCGACATCTAATTTATCGACATGCTGTGACGGATATAAGACTTCTGTTCCCTGCACTGCTGCCTCTTTGATCGCATCTGCAATTGCTTTGTCATAACTGAATGCTCCAGAACTAACTTTCATCTGTGCTCTATTACAAGCTTGTATGTAAGCTGACTGTGATCTTACTGCGGTTGTCATCGTGAGATTATCAAGTTCCTGGCATGTTTTTCTGATATTTGCTTGCAAGATTCTCTGCATTCCATTGGACTGATTTAACTTAATATCTTCTTTGCCTGCCTGTTTGTAATATACAGCCTCGTTCTTTAAGTTCCTAACACCTGCTTCTTCATACATTCTCTGAACTTCATGCTTTTGATATCCAGATACCTGACTTACTCGCTTGATCGTATCTTTATAAACAAGACCTGCATTCTGTAAAACTTCAGCCTGATGTTTTGTTGACTCTGATACATTTCCCATCTTTACGATTCTTTTTGCCATGTCAGATATGATCGCTATTGTCAGAGTGTCAATGATGCCAAGTAACTGATCGGAGAACTTTTCCAAATACTTCGGATCAAGCATCTGTGATCACCTACTCTTCCTGGATGGTAAAACGATCATCCTGTGCCGGCATCATTTTCAATGCTTCTTCCTCAGATACGCCATACTTGGCCGCAATGTATATTTCTTTTCGGATCAGTCCTGCAGTTGCATCCTGCTGCATACTCTGCAGTTCCTGTTCTTTGTCGATCACGATCGAATCGTCCCAGTCAAAACTGATCTCGTATTTCTTGCCACCATTTAGATTAGCAAGCTGTGCGATCACATCCATTGCATAGACTAATTGTTCTAATGCTTTTTGCAGCGCTTTCTGGATATCAGATACTGTGCTGTATGATCGCTGTTTACTCGCCTTAATTTCTTCTGCAGTCTTATCGACTGTGTTTGGATCACTTAATGTTCCATAAGCGAGACCTACGTTAAACTCAATCCTGCGAAGAATTGTATTGAATCCATTGATAAGACTTTCGTCACGGATTGGAGGTGCAAACACTTTGTACTGGTCCCGATCCTCGTCAAAGTCCATCATCCTAAAGAGTCGTTCCTTTCCTTTTGGAAGATCAAATTCTCCGTTTTCTTTACGTTTAAATAGCCCAATGTCTGCATCGATTGCCAGTTCAGATCCCTCATATTCCCATAAGATTCTCGTCCATTGATAATCAGCTTCTTTGATATCATCGATTGCTCTGGAATATACAGATACTCCCAACGGAGATGAATCATCGACATTATTTGCATTTGGTATCTTGAAGTATGCGAATAACGGATTTTTCACGTTTAAGATCGTGACAGCTTCTTCCAGATTTGCCCACTCTGGTACAGCACTAAGCGGTACTTCTTTTCCCAATACCTCAACATTATCAAGATCCTGTCTTACAAAAGCCTTATTCATAATGTGATATGTAGTGTTCTCATCATGCTGATGGTATTCCAATCTTGTATATACCTGTTTCCCAATCGTTACAGTTTCCATAAAGACCGCTGCGATAACTTCCCCTCTGGAATTAAATTTCGTTGGGAAAAAGTGATCAGCTTGGACCATGTCAACTTCAATGTGTCCGTCAGAAACATAAGGCTTCATTGCAAGTCCACCTTTTGCACAGGCATATTCCGTATACGTTCGTATGTTATCAGTCACGGTTTGGTATTCATCGTTGAGAAACTTATTTCCTGTGATCTCGGTCTTTAATTCCAGTGTGACAAGCCTTGCAAATTCTCCGGCAATAGCTGCAGGTAACCCACAAAGCTTCAGCTCTTTTCTTTTCCAAGGCGGTTGATTTTTATACATCTTCGACCAGAGATCAATTTCTCTTGCCATCTTGTCCGATACGGCAACATCAACTCCGATCGCATCCCTGATATTTTCTTTCCCAAGCATTTTTCTTATCACCTGCCTTATTCGCTCAATAATTTCTTTTATCATTTAATCAACTCCATTTTCGTTCACGTCTTACGATCGTGTAAGCAAAATATCTCACTGCATCCATGCAATGATCATGCTGCTTAATCGGTTTATCTTCTCCACGTTCCAATGCCTTGTCATCCCAGATATAAGAACCGAACTCTTTGATTGTTTCTTTACAACATTCAGAGAACTGTAATACACTTAGATTTAACAGATTTCCGACAAATCGAATACCATCAAGTACATCATTCTTTGCTTTCTTAACCTTAAATCCTCGTTTCTTAAGTTCTGCGATAAAGGATGCGGCTGCCGGATCGACAATGATTGATTCAACATTGATTCCTTCCAGGAACTCTTCCATGTCATCTGCATACTCTCCATCGGTCTTTTGTTCTGCTTCATCTCTTCCAGAGTAGTAATACTCTTTTGTTGCGATCCAATGACCTTTCAGATTCTTTTCCCATAACAGATACACTGTTGCGTTCTGTGTACCATAATCGACACTTACATGCTTTTCATATGTCGTTTCCTGGTTCTCATCCGTAACATGCTTCTCTTTACTGAACATGTCGTAGATGATTCCTTCAGCTACTGCCCATAATCCTAAGATATATCGCTTATAGAACACTCCTGTGTACATTGCTCGGTATCTTGCTTTGATTCGTTCTGATAAGCTTAGATTATCATCCATCGTAAAATGCAGATACACAAGTTTCTTATCTTCTGCTCGATCAATCCAATTTGTTTTAAACCAGTGATACGGGCCATCTGGGTTGCAGTTAAACCAATACTTTGAACCGTCAACTGAGCAACGTCCTGTTGCCTGATTAACGAAAGATTCTGGCATTAAGGCAACTTCATCAAAAAAGACCCCAGCCAACGTGATTCCCTGGATAAGGTCCTGTGATCGTTCATCTTTACCACCGAAGATATAAAAATAGTTTTCTTTTTCTCCCTTGCTGATCACAACAAGGTTGTCTGCTCTATGATCCTTTACGTGATACCCTCGGCTTACAAGCATTAACTTTAACCAGAAGAGTACATTTCTTCGAAAAGAACCAATCGTTTTACCACACATGCCGAAGTTTTGACCATTAAATGACTCCATTGCCCATACAGCAAACGAAAGACACATCGAGATTGTTTTCCCTGATCGGATTGCACCATCTGCTATAATCCCATCCATATCACATACTGGAGAGTTTGGAAGCCACCAGGTAAGGATTTTCTTCTGCTTTTTTGAGAATGGTTGAAACTTAAAAACTGCTTTCTTTAGTCTTCCCATACGTCAGATACCTCAGCTTTTAAAGCATCAATGAAGCCATCGTCTTCCGTTTCTTCTTCAGCTGTTCCAGACATGATCGCTGTTTTGGCCCTGATCTGTTCAATCTTAGCCTTCTGTTCAGTTGTAGCAATGTCCATATGATCTGCAAGCCAATCTATTGCTTTCATGCGATCCGCAAGCTTTACACTCACACCATCACGACCCTGCTTCACTTCTGTGATCAGAGTTCCATCAACTTGATCCGACTCTTTCAGTCTGATACTGTTTACCATCCTTGGGCCATAATCAGTTTCTATTTCTTCTTGGCCAAACGATATAAAATCGTTCATATCTGCAAATGCAATATCCATAAACTTTTGAAAGATATCTTCCTGCTTTAGCAATTCTCTGTTCATATGATTCTGCTTTAGCTGTTCAATCTCTTTTCTGATCACTGGATTCTTCATAAGCCTGCTTCCTAATACGGCAGCAGATGCATAAGTACATCCTGGATAAGCTTTCATGTAAGCTTTCGTGTAATTAAACATCCTAGATTGATACAAACAAAAAAGCTGCTGCTGATCGGTAAGTTCATCGTTAATTACAACTTGACTTACATCCTCTGCAACGGCTTCTTTTTTGTGTGCACCCTTTTTATTTTGTGTGCACCCTTTTTTGATGCATTTTGTCTTTTTGTTCCTCGACCATGCGTATCGTTTCTTCCACGATTTCACAGTATTTATCGAGACTCCATACTTGGCAGCAATGTCTTTATACTTCATTCCGGCTACATAATCGGATTCTGCCAATATGTAGTTTTTTTCTTCATTCACACATTACCGCCCTCTTTCTTCAGGTACTCGCATAGTCTTTCACATTTCCGAGCATTACTGCATCGAATTGTTGTATCCACTTTACAATCAGTCCCTACATATCCTCTGCTCATAACCTGTGTTTCTGGTTTGAACTCTTCACAGTTCTGACAGTAATCTTCTACTTGTAATCTGATCATATGTTTTCCCTCCTATATTTCAAATGGACCTCCAGGGACTCGAACCCTGGACCGATCGGTTATGAGCCGACTGCTCTGACCTACTGAGCTAGAGGTCCTTATGCCGAGTGATCTCGGCTTTTATTCTTCTGTATGACAAGTGTTTGTTAATTTCTTGTAGACATCTTCATACAGTTCCTGTTTGTCTCCGTTGTACGTGTATTCTGCATAGATACCGTCCCCACTTACTGTAGTAGATACCAGGCATTTGTAATTCTGCAAGGTCTTACAGCTCCAAACAACAAATACATTACTCAGATCAATCGGTTGAACGTCGTTAGGTCCTTTGTGTGGGTTATCGCTCTTGTTATACCAATCAACCATTTTTCTTTTACATACACTCTGAAAGTGATCCATTCCTGTAATAATCATGTTTAATATCTCCTTATTCTGCAAACATCCAATCTTCTGCCAACATATCTGCCTGGCTTGCCAACCATCCCATTTGTACGCCAGACGTGCCAATAAAAGCGATTGCTTTGTTTCCAATTGCTTCGTGATCACAATTAACAATTGCTCCATCTGTTGCTTTATATGAAATTCCTGTTGCAAGCTGAATAAACTGGTTTTTTCCGTTCCAACCTATTCTTTTAACTTTAAGGCCACGTTTCAGATATTTAACAGCATCCCCAAAGCTAAATGTAGCTACTCCACCAAGTACAGGACAGTTCTCTGGATTTGCCACAATCCATTCATTGGATAAGATGTTAGACAGTGTATACTCAACTCTCTGTGTCTCTCTAATATCAAGTAGATCTCCCTGTCCTTTGTCAGTGTCTTTCGGTCTGCACTGCATCATAATTGATTGCTTTTCTGCATCCCAGTACCAATATCCGCCCCAGGATGGAAGTTTTACCTTATGACCTTTTTTCATCAATTCAAATGCATCTTTAAAATTCATATCTCTTTCCTTTCTAAATTTAGGCATAAATGATTAGAACTCGGAGTCCGAAGATCACCCGAGTTCTAATCATTTATGCCATTTATAAAATAAATCATATTTTATTTCTAGCATATTAGATCTGATATGTTGAATTTTTTCACAATATTTAAAAGCTTTTTGATTATCAAGTCGTCTACAAATCATATCATATTCTATATCATTTATAACCTTTAGAAATTCTTTCAAAATATTAGAATTTGTATAATGAAATCCTGTATGATGAGGATATTTATCGATAATATCTTCCATCATTCTTCTTGCTTCTTTGCTGTTGTTATTATTGTTATCTTCAACATATCTTCCTAAGCTCTTTATTACCTCAAATCCATACTTGGTATAAGTTTGAACTGCATCATACAACAAATTTTTTTCATTCTTTTTCTTTGCTATAAAATTCATAATTAATGTTACCCATATACTGGACACTGTTCCTGTAACTAAGCCAATTATAATATCCTGTTCCATTTTAATAATACCTTCCTAGTTTTTTTATTTTGTATAGTATATCATAATTTTTTATATTAATAAATAATGGAGATATTAACCCAACTGGGCACTTCTAAGTTATCTTTCAAACGTTCCAGGGTATATATTATCATTTATGAATGTGCATTACTATGCATTTTAGTGCATTTTAGTGCACTCTTTAAGAAATCTTCAAATCATTTAATGCCTTGGAATGAATATTATGTATCTGTCTCCAACTGTATCCCATTTCAACACAGATGTCTTCCCATTTCATAAACTGGATGTATCTTAGATATAATATCCTGCTCTGCTCTCCGTCCATCACATCTATGATCTTCTCTTCGATTTCTAACTGTATCTTTTGCATTTCATTCTTTTCATTTGCGATTCTATCCAGTATTCTTTCCAATCGGACCATATAGTCAGACAAATCAGTTTGTTTATGTGCCTTGGGCATGTCTGAGTATTCAATTGCTTTCGGTCCATCCATCTGTGATCTTAACTGCTTCTCCTGCTCCTGGAGAGAATTATATTTACGCACAGCTTGTCTGTATCTATTCAGATATTCCTTTTTCTTCTCGTTCTGTTCTCTCTTTGTCATTTCTTACCCTCTCACATAAATCAATTATCTGCTGCCTTATCCGTTCTGTCATCTCCTGATACTCTTGCTTGTATTGTACCCGATTGGCACAAATGCCCATGCAGATTACCTCTGCACAGGCTTTGCATGGATCTACCATATCTTTCTTCCACCTTTTTGCTTCATCAGGTTTCTCTTGTAAAACTTCCCTTTTGTTGTCGAATAGTATTTGTCTTTATCTTCTTTCTTTTTCTGTCTGATTGCCTGCATGCTTAGTTTCCATGCAGTAAATTCAGTGCATTTCTTTCTACATGCAACTCTCTTCTCTCCATCTGCTTTATGATCACAGTTTACGCATGGACAATCTTGATATCCCATTTATGTATCACTCCTTATAATTTGTTCAGTGGACATTCTTCATCGCATATCCTTTTATATTTTTCATAATCATTCGGCGTTATTCTTGGATATACGCAATAACCATCACACATCTCAGTTCTAACTTCTTCCAGAATGTCCGTTACTGTCTTCACTCTCTTATGATCCTCTTTCACGACACCTGTAAGATTCTCTGTTATTGTCATAATTCATCCCTCTCTTTCGCTGCGGCACAGAGTGACATAACCGCCACTCCTGCTACTGCTCCGATAAATAATCCGCTTAAAAATCCAATAATCATATTCTTAACACCCCTCTATTTCAAATGTAATGTTAAATTTTGCATAATCGCTCCAAGCATCAAAAATTTAATAGCGTTATAATGATCTTTTTTTATATCGTTATAAAAATACATTCCATAACACATAATCATTACTATCAACTCTATTATTTGCACCACTATTCCACCTCTTTCAGTTGCTCTTCCAAACAATGTTTTAATGCATATATGATTGTATAATCTAAAGGACTAATCTTTTGCGGATCATGTTCTGCTCTGTACTCATACTTGAATATTTCTGATTCCAATGCACTACTTAATTTAATAGGTTCCAATGGATTTTCAATATCATCAAGAAACTGTGTTTTCATCTTTCTCTTATATTCTCTTAGCTCTTTCAGTTCTTCCAGCCAGATTTCAAGCCGTTTATAGTTTTCCGCTTCTTTAAAAAAATCATTAGCTTCTTCGTCGTGCAGAATCGCTAGTTGAACCATGCCGTCCTTGTATTTCTCTTTTACCTTACTTTTCATATATTTAGTAGCTTCTTCTAAATTCATTCCTCTCCCTCACTTTCTACCCCAAAGATGTACTTGAGTATTCTTTCTTTTCCTACTGCTTCGATTGCATCTTTAGCAATATCTTTGTTTGAAAAGCACGTTGCTCCTGCGACTTGTAATACCCAATATGAACTTACATCTGTTTCTTTTGTTCCTGTATTCATCACAATATGACAATTATCAATTCTGTTGATTTTTTCATTATTGTGTTCTTCTGCATACCGTTCTAGTTCAACTTCTACTTTTCTTTTCTCTATAGCAAATACTATTTCTTTTTCTGTCAGAAATACGTTTCCAAGATCCCATCTTGTATTATCGTATTCGGTATCATCCCAAACTGCATTTACAATGTCTCCAACGCTGTCCAAATAATAATAACGCGTCCCAATCTCTGGCTTCTTTACCTTTACACCCTGTTCCTTATCTGGTTCTTCTCCATTCATCTTCCCAACAAGTCTGTAAAACTCTTTTTCTTCTGCTTCTGTTAGATTTTTAATTCCCATTTTCTCCACTTCCTTAACTTTCTTTAACAAAAATGAAATTCCAACTGCTCCGGCTCTGGTTCCCACTTATCTTCCCATCTCACTCCGATGTAATCTAAGACACGTCCCCATCCGAATCGTTCTCCTGTTTCTGGATCTGTGCAACATCGATACATCCAGAACTCCCATTCCTTTTCGTTGCGTTCTCTTAACATATCAAACCGATGCGGTCTTTTCTCCAGGTGTACTCCGAACCCACACATCGAACATCCTGTTCTTTGTGCTTTTGTCGTATATAATGTTCCATCTGCTTTCCTTGCGATTTCTCCATAGATTTCTGGCACTTGCACATCAAGATCTAATGCAAGCTGTAACAGGTCCTGTCGTAAAAATGGTGCAAATGGTGCTCAAGATGAATATGAAATGGTAGGTAATGATGAGGACCGTCCTGTCGTAAAAATGGTGCAAATGGTGCTGATCGGATCACTGATTTTCCAAAGTAATTACATCCATGCTCTACTAATGCTTCTTCTCTCTGTCCACCTTCACTTACATGTGCATTCATTCCTCTGCGATCAAGTTCTTGTATAAACTCTCTTGCTCTTAATTCTGCTCTTCTTACTTTCACTTCGTATGGTAGATTTTGCTGTGTCGTAAAGATGGCTTTTTGTCGTTTCTTTTGTTCTTTCCAGTCATCGCTCATCTGCTTTTTTCTCCTTCTCACACCAGATACATCCTTTGTCACACTTGATCCGAACCTTTAGCTTCTGCTGTTTGTCCGGACACAACTTCATCTCATTGATTCTCTTGCCTGTAATCTCGCAGATATAACCTTCAAATTCTTTCTTATTTACCATACTGCCACCGCCTCATGTAAATGTTCTCTTAATACATCTGCTGCCTCGTGTTGATTCTCATGCTCCAATAACTTAATCACATTCGGTAACACTCTACGATCTTTATCAAATGTAATATCTTGATTCGATGCAAGCATTTCTACATTCATGTCAATGTTGTATTTTGTTTTCAATTCCATAGCCATATCTACATATGTCACATAGTGTTCTGCATAACCATCTAATTCAAAATTCCATAAGGTGTTTTTGTCATACGCTTCTTTGAATCTTCGCAATCTTTTTTCTCCGAAACCTGTATCATGTGCTAATGTTACAAGCACAACTGTCATAGTGTTCTGATATATAGTCTCTGCTAAAATCTCGTATGCCTTTTTTAATTTGTCATTATCGATCAACAAGCCAATCCCCAGTGCTCCACGCATCTGCAATTCTTTTCGCAATCCATCGACACCTTTTTTCTCTGCGATACCTAAGGCATATCTCATTCCTGCCATTCTAGCCTCTTGTTCTTTATCAAGCTTCCCCATTCTGATCATCCTTCTTTCTCATCATTGCAATATCATAAATTGTCTGGCAAATCTGTTCACATACCTCTTCTGCATGATCGTCTTCTGTAAGCTGTCTTACATATTTCTTTCCGCAAGCAACACATGTTAATCGCCGAATCTGCTCCCATG